GCTGGACTATCCAAAGGGACTGAATCAATAGCCCTGCCACAGTTTGGCAAGACGTTGCCGAGAACTTATTACACCCGTGCCAACAAGAGAAAGGAGTAAGTAGTTGTTGTTTCTATAAAGCAGTATGTTATACTTTCTAAAAAGTAGTACTAATCAAACGAGGACAATATGAAATTACTTAATTCGCTACAAGTAGCAAACGCTATCAAGATGGTTGGTCACAAGCGCACCATCATTGTTCAAGGTGAGAATGGTATCGGCAAGACTGGTATCTTCCACACCCTTGAGCGTGACCCACACTTTGCCAATCACGTTGCGGTCAAGCTCGACTGTACTCAGATGTCTGATGGTTCTGTGTGGATGCCTGACATTGATCGTGATGCAGGTGTATCTCGTGAGTTACCCAACGAGCGCTTCGGTGTAAGCAAAGCTAATCAGAAGGGTATCAATGGTGCTCGTCCATCGCTTGTGTTCCTTGACGAGTTGGCTAAGGCTAAGCAGTACATCAAGGACGTGCTTGCTCCGATTGTGTACGAGCGTGCTGTTGGTAACTACGAGATGGCTGAGGGTTCTGTCGTGTTCGCTGGTACTAACCTTGCGGTCGAGGGCTTGGGCGATTCGATACAGGCTCACTTGCGTAATCGTCTTGTGTTCTTGACCATGCGTAAGCCTACGCAACCCGAGTGGTATACATGGGGTGTCGACAACGGCATCGACCCTATTCTCTTAGCATGTACCAACGAGAATCCACAATGGTTCGATAGCTTCCTTGACTTCCAAGATGGCGGTAAGTATGCAGGTCGTGATCAGTCTAAAGAGAATGACGTTATCTTCAATCCGTTGTTATCTCAGCAGGCGTACATCACACCACGCTCACTACACTCTGCGTCAGACATTGTCAAAGAGCGTGAGTACATGGATACCGATACGTTGCAGGGTCTACTCGAGGGTACGATCGGTCGTGCTGGTGCTGAGGTATTGGGTGCGTTCATTCGCTTTGGTGATGAGACACCTGCGTTCAGTAAGATCGTGTCGTCCCCAAGCACTTGCCCTATCCCTACCAACCCAGTAGCGCAGATCATTACTGTGCTCAAGTGTGTCACGCAAACTTCCACTAGAGAAGAAGCCGAGGCATGCACCGAGTATGTGATGCGCAATCGTCGTGAGTTGCAGTCTATGTTCGCTAACAACATTGCCAACTCTACACGTGCGGCGTTGTTCGTCACAGTCAAGCCGTTCCAAGCATTGATGAATGACAACAAGATTTATTTCTCAACCAAGTAAGGGGGATGTATGAAAAAGTGGTCAGGCTACGCCATTAGGAAAGAGTACTTCAAGGTTGAAGTAGAAGCCGACACGTGGGAAGAAGCACGAGAGAAGGCGTGGGACTCTGAAGTTACTGACGAACCAATTGATATTATTTGGGAAATTTACGATATAGAGGAGGTACTAGCATGAGCAAAACATGGGACAAACTAACCGCACCCGATCGGGTGATTGCAGTACACGTTGACTTCACCAACAACAAAGACTTCGCTGGTCTATCAGGCTATGCGTATGTCGGTGATGTCAAGTTCGAGGGCATCGGCACAGCAGGCACAGATGGTCGTGATGTATGGTATGACCCTGCGTTTGTCGGTGGGCTTAACCGCAAGCAGTTGCGCTATCTCGTTGCGCATGAGTCATTGCACAAGGCGTTGATGCACTGCACTAACTACAAGGAGTTATCCAAGAAGTATCCACAGCTATGCAACATGGCTATGGACTACGTAGTCAATGCGACCATCGAGGAGATCGACCCCAACTTCACGTTTGTCGAGCGCATAGTAGATCCTGCGCCATTGGTTGACCCTAAGTATCGGGGCTGGTCTTTCATCGAGGTACTGCAAGACTTGTTGCGCAATCCTCCACCTCCACCACCCAAAGGTAAGGGCAACGGCGATGGTGATAAGGGTGGGCATGGCACACTCGACGAGCATATGTTCGGCGATGCAGTTGAGCTAGGCAGTAAGGAAGCCAACGAGCTAGCTCGTCAGATAGATGATGCTGGTCGTCAGGGTAAGATACTTGCCGACAAGATCGCAGGCAAAGGCTCTCGCAACAGCGCACTCGATCGTGCTACACAAAAGCGTGACACTAACTGGCGTGAGCACTTGCGTGAGTGGGTTACTGCACTATGTGAGGGTGATGAGTACTCTCGCTTTGCACCACCCAACAAGCGACTATTACCGCTTGGCGTTATTATGCCGTCGCACTTTTCTGAGGCTACGGGTGAGCTAATCGTTGCGTGTGATACATCAGGCTCTATGGGCGGTATCTATCCTACTGTGTTCGGAGAGATTGCCCGCATTGCGGAGAACGTACGACCTGACTCTGTGCGCATCATTTGGTGGGACAGCGCTGTGTGCGGTGAGCAGTTGTTCAAGCCGCATGAGTTCGAGAGGATCGGTCATCAGCTAAAGCCAGTCGGGGGCGGTGGCACTAGCCCTGAGTGCGTTGTGCAATACATTCGTGACAAGAAATACCAACCCAAAGGTGTTGTGTGGTTAACCGATGGGTACTTAGATGGTAGCAATGCGTGCGTCGATGTGCCTGCAATATGGGGCGTAGTTGACAACGACCACTTCAAACCACCGCAAGGCAAAGCAGTTCGTATCTACTCAAACTAAACCAAGGAGAATTACCATGAATCAAGTAGAAAACTCTGTATTAAATAAAGTAACAGCCGTATTGAATAGCCTTAACCTCAAGTTCGCTATCATCGACAGCGATGGCAACAAGCATGGCGAACTTAACATAGAGCAAGTCAAGAAGCTCAAGCGTCGCCGTTCCATCTATCCGTTAGGCGAACTGCGTGCACACATAATGCCTCACATGAAGAGCATTATGATTAACACAACCGCGCACATTCCTGTTGGCAATTACCAAGCCGAGGTAATTCGTGGGTCAGCCAGTTCGTATGCCACGCAGTTGTGGGGTGCGGGTAACTACAAGACCCGTGTGACAGCAGACAAACGCTATGTTGAAGTGACACGCATGGATCCATCAGTAGCATCGTTCATGAAGAACGACCCTGTCGCAGATCTATTGTCAGGGTTAGATGATCTGCCTAAGCAACGTATAACGAGAGAGGTTTACTCTCGTAACGGAATGTCAAGTTAATTAAACCAACCAAACGAGGAGAAGTAAATCATGACACGCTATAACATTGATACATGCGCATTACTAGTAGAACTCAATGTATCCCAATGGACTGCACGCAAGCTAGATCGCTCGACTACTGACGAGTTGGTTAGTAACAAGCATGCACAGGCTAAGGGTGCGGCTCGGGTTAACAAGAACCTGTTCGCAGGGCGCAGTGAGTTAGAAGTAGTAGGTCAGCACGTTACAGAAACACGTAGCTATGTGTATGACAATACGTTACCTTGGAGTGATTCGGGTATACGACTATTGCCAAGTGCTAAGTTTATGGAATTTAATAGCAAGCTACAACAAGCAGAGGATAAGTTTCATGGGCTGGTTACTGAGTTCGTTACTGTATACCCATCGCTTATCACAGCGCAAGCTATGGCACTAGGTGATATGTTCAACCGCAACGACTACCCACAACCCAACGACATTGAGCATCGGTTCAACTTCAACGTCAACTACATGCCTGTACCTGCATCGGGTGACTTTCGTGTAGATATTGGTAATGATGCGCAAGAAGAACTGCGCAAGAAGTTGTCAAGCCTAGCCGATGAGCGTGTTGAGTATGCGATGAAGGACATCAAGACACGACTGATGGAGCACTTGAAGCGTATGTCTGACCGCCTGTCTGTTGACTATGTTAGTGGTGAGGCTAAGCCTCGCAAGTTCCACGACTCGTTGCTAGAAGGTGCGCATGACTTGTGTGACTTGGCAGATAGCTTAAACATTGTGGGTGATGTACAGCTAAGCGATGCACGCAAGGCGTTAAAGAAAGCCATCGGCGGTATTGATGTGAAAGACTTACGCAAGGATGTGGGCGCACGTACCGATGTCAAGACGCAAGTCGATGACATCTTATCTAAGTTTAATTTCTAAGGGGGTTGTATGAAAATAGTTGTGTACTTTGAAAACGGTAGGGCTTCTGAGGTAGTGGCACAGTTTGCTAGTGAAGAACTGTATGCCGCTTGCTTGCCATTACTAGAAGACTTTGCTGGTAAAGATGGGTACATCGTAACCGAATCATGCCGTGAAGATGAGAAAGTTACTGATGACTTTGATTACGATGGTGATGAAGCAGAAGCACAAGCCATTGATGACGCATCATGGAGAGCTTAATATGAGTATATTAAAAGAAGCAAACACCATAATTTATGGTGATAGAGAAAAGACATATGGTAGTCCAGCTAAGAACTTGCAGACCATAGCTGCAATGTGGGACGCATACTTAAAAGCACGCAAGTATTCAGATGTAGTATCACCAAAAGATGTTGCCGCAATGATGGTGCTAGTTAAGGTAGCTAGGTTTGCCAACGACCCTGACCATAGAGATAACCTAGTAGACATGTGTGGCTATGCCGCATTGATTGAACGGTGTGATGAAGAACCAACTAAAGGAGAAGAAAAGTGAACGCATACGAAACGCAGATAGTGCGCAAAAAGCACAACGTATCTTGGAATGAAGAATACATAGTTGCTATGGTGCATCATAACGAAGGCATTAGCACGATGCGTGTCCTCAACATAGCTAGTCTACAAAAGGTTATGTCGCCAGCCACAACGCACAAGTATTTATCACAAGCCGTTACCAAGAAGTTGCTTAATCACAAGCAAAACGAAGAGGACATGCGCAGTATGACCTTATCCCTAACCGCAAAGGGCGAACGTTTTTTAAAGGAGATTAAAGATGCCCATGTCAGAAAATGAAGTTCTAGCAATGATGCGTGAGAATGCCGCTCTGTGTAACCTTGAAGCTGAGGTAATCATTGCGCTCAAAGCGTATCAAGCTAATGACCAACGAGTTCTCAACCAACAACTTAATCTAATTGTTATCTGTCTGCAACGGCTTGATGACGTAAGGAGACGCTATGACCCCCGAAGCCAAAGTAAAGAAGAAAGTAGTTGATGTACTTAAGAAAGGTGGTGCTTATTATTTTTTCCCTGCTACTGGTGGTTATGGGCGTAGTGGGGTTCCTGATATTGTTGGTTGTTATCGGGGTGTGTTCTTTGCTATTGAGTGTAAGGCAGGCACTAACAAACCTACTGCACTACAAGAAGCAGAGATGCACAAAATAAAAGAAGCCAATGGGCAGGTACTCGTTGTCAACGAAGACAATATATCTGACGTAACAATTTTATTGAGGGATATATCATGAGTAAGGAACAAGCGTACAACGAAATACTACAGCAACTAAATCTATGCACAGTAGAGAACGCTGTTCATTCAGCCGCAGTAATCATACTCAACAACAAAACAGAAACCGTCAGGGTCTATGGGTTGAATATGGACGAGAGTGAATTGCCAATGATACTTGTTGAATCCGCCGCAAACATAAGTGAAACTATTTCCAACCTAATTAAGAACAGGACTATCCAATGAAGCCAGCTAACTTTGAAACATATCAACCAAAACAAGATGAGTTCAAGATTGCACAATCACGCACCAACCCGTCGTACCACAAGGTATATGTACCAACACCACATCCATTTGTTGAACGCCTACAAGAGCATCGCAGTATTCCAAGCAAGTGGACACCCGGCGTTGTTAGAAAGGGCAAGTGATGGAAATTACAGTGAAGGTAGTTAAAGAAAATAAAGATGGGTCAGCAGACGCCCTCATTCACTTTGATAAAGAAGGATTGGAGTTTTTAGTACAAGAAGGTGTATTAGTCATACTCAAACAGTTCATCGAGCAAAGCAAAAATGCGCAAGCTGGTATAAAAATGCGCAAGAAACTAACAACAAAAAAGGCTCAAAAATGAGAAAGGTGAGCATACGAACAGTTGAAAATACTATTGGGTTGGCACGTAGTGTTGCTAATGGAACAACCAAATTTCCGTTTATGGGTTATTGCGCAGACCTGATGGAAAAGATGTTAGAAGAGATTAAAAAAGCAAGAAAGGCCCCTGACTTTATTCCACTCTACACCCATCCAGCAAAGACATTAACAGATAAAGAAATGAAAGACCTTATCCAAGAATATTGGGGTGATGTGCATATTGTTGACCCTGATGGCTTTTTGCATGAAATTGAATTTATAAAAGCAATACTAAAAAAGGCACAAGAGAAATGAGCGCACCTTTTGACAAGATACTTGTCATTGACTTTGAGACGAGGTGGGATAGCAAAGAGTACACACTATCTAAGATGACGACAGAAGAGTACGTCAGAGACCCTCGCTTCAAAGCCTTTGGCTTGTGCTACAAAACACTAGACGCCGAGGAGGGCATCACATGGGTATCACACGATGAGTTACAAGACTGGGTTGATTCGATTGATTGGAGTCGGACAGCGGTGCTTGCGCACAATGCTCAGTTCGATATTTCTATTCTTAGCTGGGTGTATGGGGCAAAGCCTTGCTTTATTTTTGACTCTCTATCTATGGCTCGTGCTCTTAGGGGTGTGGAAGTAGGCAACAGCCTAATGAAACTAGCTGAGGTATACGAGTTACCACCAAAGGGCAATGCAGTACACAGCACCAATGGGTTAACCGAACTTAGTTATGAGGTAGAGCAAGAGCTTGCTGAGTACTGTAAGCATGATGTGTTCTTGTGCGAGAAGATCTTTGAGCGCTTGATGTTGGAGGTTGATGGTGGCTTCCCTTTGAAAGAACTCAAGCTAATAGACATGACGCTCAAGATGTTTACTAACCCTATACTAGAACTAGACGAGGAGATGTTGAGTGAGGCGATCGAAGACGAAAGGCATAAAAGGGAAAGTCTTTTGAAGAAGATCGCCGTTGAAGAAACGGCGCTTGCAAGTAATGAAAAATTTGCAGAGGTTCTTACGGCACTTGGTATTGTCCCGCCGAGAAAAATTAGCAAAACAACTGGCAAAGAAGCGTACGCATTTGCAAAGAACGACGCCCTCTTCCAAGCCTTACTTAACAGCGACAACGAAGATGTTGCACTACTTTGCGAAGCAAGGCTTAAAGTTAAGAGTACGTTGGAGCGTACAAGAGCGCAAAGATTTGTCGATATTGCAGAGCGTGGTACGCTCCCTGTACCGCTCAACTACTACGGCGCACACACAGGTCGTTGGTCAGCGTCCAAAGGTTCGGGGCTTAATTTACAAAACCTCAAGCGGGGGTCTTTCTTACGTAAAAGTATTCAAGCGCCGGAAGGTTATACCCTTGTGGTCTGCGACCTTTCCCAAATTGAACCAAGGGTTCTTGCATACCTCAGCGATTATCAGCCACTACTCGAAATATTTTCTTCGGGTAGGGATGCGTATGCGAGCTTCGGCGCACAAATGTTTGGTATTCCAAACCTTACGAAAGAAAGTCACCCCGATCTTAGGCAATCCGCCAAGTCTGCGCTACTAGGTTGTGGATATGGCATGGGTTGGGCTAATTTCTCTGCACAACTACTTACTGGTTTCCTAGGTGCGCCACCTACCATGTACGACAAAGCGTTTGCCAAGCAGTTGGGTGTAACCACTCAAGATGTAAACGATTTCATTGGTTGGGAGAAGAACATGGAGATGATGCGTGCCATACCGCACACCTGCTCCGAGAAAGAACTGCTGATACATTGCCTTGCCGCCAAGAAGATCATCGATAAGTACCGAGATGCCGCCAGCCCTGTGGTCGATCTATGGGAGCTGTGCAACTCGTTGGTGAGTAATAGCCTGTATCAGGGTAAACCCTATGTATATAAATGCCTAACTTTTGACAAAGAGCGTATACTATTACCTAGTGGACTTGCTTTAAAGTACCCTGCTTTGACTGGAGAAGCCGATGTAAAAGGGCGTATTCAGTGGGTTTATGGCGTCGATGAAAAGTCTAAGCGCAAGCTGTATGGCGGTAAGATAGTAGAAAACGTAGTACAAGCGGTAGCAAGATGTGTGATGACGGACGGCATGCTCAGGATACAAAAGAGGTATTCCTGCGTATTGACTGTGCACGATGAGGTTGTGTGCCTAGTACCCGAAGACGAAGCCAAAGAAGCTAAGCAATGGGTTTTGGAGCAGATGATTAAAGACCCCTCGTACATGCCCGGCATACCTTTAGATGCTGAAACAGGATGTAGCAAACGATATGGAGAAGCCAAATGAAGATACCAAAAGAAGTTGTCATAGGTAATACCCCCCACCAGATATGCACGAAAAAAAGTGTAGTCGTAGGTAACAAGATATGTCATGGGTCTTTTGACGAAAAAACCCACATCATTACCATAGCCAAAGGCAACCTACTCAGAGAGTATAAGTACGACGCAGATGAGCAAGCTAATACCTTTTGGCACGAGCTTACCCACGCTATTCTTTATGATATGGGTTGCGCGCTAACGCACAACGAGAAGTTCGTTACTGAGTTTTCCAACCGCCTAGACCAAGCTATCAAGACTGCGAAGTTTTAAATGAAGAAGCCTAGATTTAGTAAAAACGATTGGGAATTTATAGAAGCATATGCGCATGGATATGCCTACGGGTGCGCAAATCTAGTTCTTAAAAATTTATGGCAAGAAGACGAAGTGGGGTATGTGTATGAGTATCAAGGTTGGTGTGATGGTTTAAGTTTTATAGGCACTTGCGGTGATTTAGAAGGCGAAGAATACGATTGGGAACAAAATGAAAATTAAATGGTCACACTCAGGTCTTAAAGACTACGAGGGCTGTGCAAGACGTTTCCACGAAGTCAAGGTACTGAAGAACTACCCGTTCACAGATACAGTCCACACCATATATGGCAAGCAAGTGCATGAGTCGGCTGAGCACTACATCAAAGACGGCACACCTTTACCCCCCGAACATGCCTTTATCCAACCAACCCTTGACGCTTTGAGTAAGAAGGTGGGTAGAAAATTAACCGAGCACGAGATGGCATTAACTGAAGACTTACAGCCTTGTGCTTTTGATTCACCTGACGTATGGGTGCGTGGTATTGCTGACCTACTGATTGTGGATGACGATGGGTTTAAGGCTAGGGTAGTGGACTACAAAACAGGCAACAACAAATACCCTGACCAAGATCAACTAACCCTGATGTCTTTGATGGTGTTTGCCCACTTCCCCCACATACGCCAAGTAAATTCCGCTCTACTGTTTGTTGTTAAGAACACGATGGTTACACAGACGATGACCGTAGAAGAGAAGGATTTTCATTGGCAGCTATACAGGGAGAGGGTAGCAAAACTGGCAGCATCCTACGATAATGACGTTTGGAACCCAACAAGTACACCGCTATGCGGATGGTGTCAAGTAAAGGGTTGCGAATTTAACCCCAAGCACTAAGGACAATCATGACTTACAAAAGAGACTACAAGCAAGAGTACGCAACATACGATGGCACAGAAGCAGTTAAGAAGAAACGTGCACAGCGCAACAAAGCACGACGTATGTTAGAGCGTGAAGGCGTAGTACACAAGGGCGATGGTTTAGATGTAGACCACAAGAAGCCACTAAGCAAGGGCGGTACAACAACTCGCTCTAATCTTAAAGCCGTACCAGCTAGCAAGAACCGCTCATACAAACGAACATCCAAGGGGGCAATCAAGTAATGGGCATATCAGACGAGGATTATGCAAGACAACTTGAAAAGTTAAAAAAAGAATCCGCAGTTGTACATGCGCAACAACAAACTTTTCAAGCAACAAACATAAACACAGGCGCATCCGCTAAAGCATCTCCGCCCCTAAAGATGAAAAACGATGATTTAGATCGTGAAGCATGCAAGGTTTCTATATCAACGTTGGTTGATATGTGGGTGCTACGTTGGCAGGACAAGTGGGTAACTGAAGACGAGATACGTAATGTCGAAGACTTTTGGCGCATTGCGTTTGTGCGTTTAGAAAACGTTAACAAGATAGAAAAACACACGCTTGGCGATTCATACGACAAGGTGTACAGGATTATTGAATAATGCAGATTATAGAAAATAAAGCGTTGCTGTTTAAGACACGCAACCCTGACAAGTACAGCGTTATACCAAGAAGCAAAGTAGTGAGCGAAGACAACGGCACGTTTGAAGTAGCCGTGTACTGGGGGTTGGACGAAGCTCGTGTGCTCCGCAACCTAGGTGTTAAGAACACACCATCACCTATTGAAGCCAAGTATAGTTGGCCCGGTCGCCATAGACCCTTTGCACATCAAATAGATACGTCGTCTTTCTTGACAATGAACCGCAGAGCGTTTGTGTTTAACGACCCCGGTACTGGCAAGACGTTCTCAGCATTATGGGCGGCTGACTACCTGATGAAGCTAGGGCATGTACGTCGTTGTTTAATTCTGTGTCCGCTATCCATTATGCACGACGCTTGGGTGAGTAGTATTGGTAAGAGTGTTATTCATCGTTCGGTTGTTGCGGCACACCATACCCAAGCATCAAGACGTGTTGAGATGGTACAAGGCGACTACGAGTTTGTTGTGGTGAACTACGACGGCTTAAACCTAATTGCTGAAGAAGTTGTTGCCAACGGCAAGTTTGATTTGGTTATCGTAGACGAAGCTAACGCATACAAAAACCCTAGTACGAAACGCTGGAAGTCACTTAATAAAATTCTTAAACCCGAAACCATGTTGTGGATGATGACGGGCACACCTTCTGCACAATCACCTGTGGACGCCTATGGTTTGGCTAAGCTAGTGAACCCTTCAGGTGTACCGAAATTTGCTACTGCCTGGCGTGACAAGGTAATGAGCAAGCTAACCAAGTTTAAGTGGGTGCCAAAGTCAGGTGCGGCGCAAGCGGTATACGATGCCCTTCAGCCAGCAATACGTTATACAAAAGAAGAGTGTACCGACCTACCCCCTGTACTTACCGAAACACGAGAAATTCCCCTTACACCTCAACAGGTTAAGTACTACCGCCTACTCAAAGATCGCATGGTTATGCAGGCATCGGGTGAAACTATTACTGCGGTTAATGCGGCGGCTGGTGTATCAAAGTTGCTACAAATTTCAGCAGGTGCGGCATATACCGATGACCATGAAGTTGTTGAGTTTGATTGTATGCCCCGTTTGAACGTACTACTTGAGGTGCTAGAAGAAACTAGCCGTAAGGTAATTGTGTTTGCGCCGTTCAGACACAGCATAGAAACTATACAAACTTACTTAATAAAACGTGGTATAGCAAGCGAAGTAATTCATGGGGATGTGACTGTTAATAAACGCACCGACATATTTAAGCGCTTTCAAACTTTGCCTAACCCTCGCATACTGGTGGTGCAACCTCAAGCCGCCTCGCATGGTGTAACCCTAACAGCCGCCGATACTGTGGTGTTCTATGGTCCTGTAATGTCGGTAGAGACGTACTTACAATGTATTGCTCGAGCAGATCGTATTGGTCAGACATCTACCAATGTGACGGTAATACACTTACAAGGTAGTGATATAGAGAAGAAGATGTTTAAGCAGTTAGAGAAACGTGTTGCAGGGCACGACATACTCTTGAACCTATATAAGGAGGAAATTAATTTATAAGGAAAACCCTATGTCGGGGTACTAATTGACTTTACTGATGTATAATATTTTACAAAGGAGCATAAAAATGCCAAACGAAGAGGATGTAATACCGCTAGATAAACTAGCAAGGGTGTATCGCAAGATATACTCAAAAGTTCAAGAGCTGACCAAGGAGTACGAGAGTCAAATCGAAGAACTCAAAGTGAAGCAAGACGAAATTAAGAACGCCATGAAAGATCAAATGTTGGCATTGGGCAGTAGCTCGGTGCGCACAGATGAAGGCACTATTATTTTGTCACAAAAGACACGCTACTACACAGACGATTGGGATTCATTCAAGACGTTTGTCATGGAGCATGATGCACTAGACCTATTCGAAAAGCGTATAGCGCAGAAAAATATGTCTATGTTTTTAGAGGAGAACCCCGGCATGGTGCCAGCCGGTCTCAATTCGATGTCCGAGTATGCAGTAACTGTACGTAAACCAACCAAATAAGGAATGTATTATGGGCGAACTAGCCAACTTTAACACAACACAAGCACCCGCCTTTGCACGCAAAGGGGAATTATCAACATTAGCTAAGAGCCTCGCAGGAGGTGGCGGTGGTGGTAGTGGTGGCAAACGTATCTCTATCAAGGGCGGTGTATTCCGTTTGATGGCTGACGGCAAAGAGATTACCTCTATTGACGATCGTCACCTTGATGTTGTTATCGTTAATGCCGCACCAAAGATCAGCCGTACATACTACGCTGGCACATACGAAGAAGGTAACACTTCAGCACCTAATTGCTGGTCTGCTGACGGCGAAACACCTGATGCGTCTATTGATACACCACAAGCATCAAACTGTGCATCATGCCCAATGAATGTTAAGGGCTCAGGTCAGGGCGAGTCCAAGGCTTGCCGTTTCTCACAACGACTTGCTGTAGTACTAGCCAACGATATTCAAGGCGACGTAATGCAGTTAACCTTAGCGGCTACATCGATCTTTGGTAAAGAAGAAGGCGACAAACGCCCACTACAAGCCTATGCTCGTTATTTAGCGGCACAGAACATTAATCCTGAGACACTTGTAACACGTCTACGTTTTGATACAAAAGCCGCAGTACCCAAGTTGTTTTTCCAACCACTACGTTGGTTAGAGGATGATGAGTATGCAGTAGCAGTAGACAAGGGTGCTTCAACTCCAGCCAAAAACGCCGTGACAATGAGCGTAGCTAAAAAAGCTGATGCTCCATTAGCAATCGAAGGGGCTAAGCCAAAAGCTAAAGCCGAAGAAGCGGAGTCATTTGACGAGCCTGAGAAGCGCAAGCCAGCCGCTAAAGCAAGCGCAGTACCACAGAAGAAAGCCGGTAGCTTAGCCGCTACAGTCGACGAGTGGGATGACGAGTAAGCACACAAGGGGGCGTTGCCCCCAACTAATTAATTTAAAAGGATACAAAAATGGTTTCAAGAAAAGAAATGGTTGCAGAAAGAAACGCTAGATTAGAGGCAAAGCAACGAGAAAACGAAATTCAAGGCATGGTATTTAGCCACATTGATATGCGAAAAGAGATGCGGCGTCAGGAGCTAGTTAAAGAATTTATGCTTGCTTTAGCACCTAGGTTTGATCACGACGACAACGATAGTTCAGAAAGTATTCATAGCGCCGCACTAGATTTAGCTACTGTGTATATGGTAAGGAGCAAAGAGTGGCTTGATGAAGTTGAAGGCGATATACGATACGAGCTAACAGGCAAATAAGTTTTGGGGGGAATGTGGATGGTTTAATAACCCGATGCTTCACGTACATTGCACTAGTACCCCCACCCCCAATATACCGAGAAAATCATGGCTTATTCAGAAGAAATTAGAAACACAACAAAGAACGCACCTAAGACGCTGGGCAACCAGCTAGGACGGTGGGCTATCAGCTTAGATTTCCCAGTAATAGAAGTAGCAAAATTTACAGGCGCAACAAGACAAACTGTGTACAACTGGTTCAGCGGAACCGAAGTAACCAACGCATATAAGATGCGTGTGCAGTCCTTG